TGACGGTTTCCTGCGTCTGGAAAATCTTGCCTTCCAGCAGGTCGATGATCTGAGCCTCACCGTTGTTCTTGGCTTCCTCGATGCCTGAAATGGTCACCGTGGCCGCATACTGTCCCCAGTCGTACTCAGCGGCGCTAATACCCGTCTGAGCCGTAATGTCGATAGTATCCGTGCCGTCGTACGACCCAGCGGTCGAGTTGGTCCCGTAAATGATCGGGACGACGATCTTCGCCCCACCACTGATCCGACGAATGGTCTGTCCATTCGTCAGCGCGTAGAACAACGGCCTTGCGCTGAAGATGTTATCTGTCAGCTTGGGGATGTAGTTCTTGAGCGTGGTGGAGAGAATCTCATCAAAATTGGCGTTACCCGCCATGATAAAACCCCCTTCAAAAGGTTTAGGTGCCTAGTTGTCTCTTGGCGAGGGCAAACGCCTCACGTAAAGAAGTGACCTTCTCTGGCGACCCGCCATCCACAACGGCACCCTGCTGGACGGTTTTACCGCCCTCGACAGGGACACCACCACGTTTCGTATCCAACGTCTCCTGGTCGCGCTGAAGTTTCCCAGCGTAACCAGCCAAACCGTTGAAGTTCATGTGGGTGTAAGCAGCCTCCAGATTGGCGATCTTGTAGTCCAGGGCGTGCTTGAACAACACCCGTTCATCAAAATTGCCGTACTGGCCCTTCAAACGTGAGACTTCCTTGTCCAACGCCTGCTTCCTATGCGTCTGCGCCTGTCGGGCAACCTGAGCCTCGAGATGGGCGACACGTTGGGTGGTCGGATCCTCGTCCTCCCAAGACGACGTGTCGTCCTGGGGCACGGGGTTGCCCTCCACACCCAAAGCGTTCCCCAACGCGGCCAAAGTTCCCTGCGGGTCGGCCTCCAGGGCCGACACGATGGTTTCTGCCTGTTGTAGACGCTGACGTTCGGACGCCAACTCTTGCGTCTTACGGGTGTAATCCGCCTGACGTTGGTATCCGCTTTGCAGTTCCTCAAGACTGACCTGCTGCTCCGACCCGTCAACTTTGACGGTGTAGCCGCTGGTTCCTGTCGGTTCTGTTATAGGAAGCTCTGGACTGTCCGCCACAGCGGATTCTGTTGCTTCCATGTTTTCTTCGGGCACTTCTGCCTCCTGGGAGTCCTAAACGGTTGCTCCTACTAGACACGGTGGGGGTGTCCCACCGTGGATCAAAGCGCAGGCAATTCCAACCCCATCTGGTTCTGTAACTGCGCCAACAACTCGGGTGGTACGCCACCCGTCGGGGCGAACGCCCCCAAATCTGGTGGTGGTGGGAGGGGAACGCCCCCCATGCCAGGAACCTGCGGCTGCTGCTGCGGCTGCTGCTCGGGGGGCGGCGGGCCACCCTGCGGGGGTGTTTCACCCGCGACAGCCTGCTGCTCAGGGGTCGAGGGCTGCTGCATGAGGAACTTCATCGGATCCTTGATTCCGAAACCCTCCTCAAGAATGTGCATCGCCAACGCGTTGGGGTCGATGATGGTGCCGACCAGCGGCGCAATAGCGTTCATCAAAGAAACAGCCTGCTGTTTGCGAATCGTGTCGTTGATCGGCTGCGTCGAACCACCCTCAACGGAAAAGTCGTACTCTCCCAGGATCTCCTCACGCGTGTACGGCACGTACAGGGATTCGCCGCCCTTCTGGGCGACACGAGCCATCGCCTCACCCGTCATGTACTGCTGGATCAGTTGGATGACGCGGCGACCGATCTGACCAATCGCTATCTCAACGAGGGCCAGCTTGTCGGCAGCCCTGGCGTTCTGCGCGTCAGCGATGATCGACGCCTCGGTTGCGGTGCGGCGAATCTCAGGCATCGCACCCCTGGCGTACTCTGAGATCCCCGAAACGGTGTTGATGTCGTCTTCGATGATGTTCGAGTACGCGTAGATGTCGCCCGAAATGGGGATCTGCGGCATCGGAATGACCACCTCGGACAACGGCTTGTTCTCGTCCACGACGGGAACAAGCCTCCCATCCTCGTCGGATTCCAACGCTTCACGCCCCTCAGGGCCGAAAGACCTCTCGTGGTACAGGTATTTGCGGGCGTACCGCTTCCTGTCGTTCATCAGNTGCGAACGGGTCTTGTCCAACTCCAACTGCAACGACTCGATCGGTTCCAGATCACCAATCGGGTAGAACACGTCGGGCACGTCATAGTTTCGCAGCATCACAAACGGCTGCCCGAACGCGTACGGCATCACCGTCGGCGACACCAGGAAGCCGTCGCCCTGGTCGGCGAACACCGCCATGGTGTTCGTCGGAACGTCGTAATACTCCCAGATGACCACACGGTCATCCTCCACGTACCGTTCCAACTTGTCCTCGTAGTAGCCGTCCGAATACAACGGGTTCACACCAGCGTTCGCAGACAACCCCTTACGCACCGAAGGCGAATANCGCNTGTCGTCCTGCGCCTCCTTCAACGGGCGCACAATCCGCTGNGCGATCCACATGGCATCCTCGACGCATGTCGCCTCAGGATCGACGAACATGTCGAACGGGGAAACGCGTTCCACGAACGGCTGATCCTCCACTATCGTCATCTGCGTCGTCGGCAGGTTCGCCTCAATCTCCTCATCGGATGGCAAATCTGATGCCATCAACGGCTCCTCGAAAGCGAACGCGTTCGCCTCCGTGACCGCCTGGTCGTANATGGCTNCCCGTTCACCCTCCCCCAGGGAACGCTCCTGCTCCACGAACCGCCAACCAACCTTCAACCAGCCGTGCCCCACGATCAGGAAATCCTTCACAGCCCGACGGAACGGCTTGCGGAAATCATGGTGGCGCCACAAATGGTTGACGACAGCCTCCACGAACGCGGCACGCGGCTCATCACCAGGATGGTTGGCTTTCACCACGATCTTCGGATGGTTCACCGCAACCGAAGGGGCNATCACNTTCACCGTCGAAAACGACAGNTTGACTGCGATCAGGTCACGCTCCGACGAAGTGGTCCTCGGCCAATGCTTGCCCCTGTACAGGTCGATCAGGCGACGCCACGTCCTGTCATAGCCGTCCTCGTCGCGCCAACGGCGCGACAGGTTCAACCGATGCTGGTAGTCGTCGAGCAGTTCGCTGCGGGTCTTACGNGCCATCAGAACGTCGCCTTCTCGGAAAGCCTTTCAATGTTGCGGCCCTGAGACTTCGCCTCCGCGTGCCGCTTCTCGTCAACCTCACGTTTCGACAGATGCTGCTCGTCGGGCGCCAACGNGCGCGACCGCCAACCACTCCTGGTGTCGACCTTGACGGTCAACAGCTTCTGACGCCACTCCCACAGGTCGTCCAACTCCTCGTCGTGGACATCCTCACGGATGTCACGAACGTACGAGCAGAACTCCTCGTAGGACGCCCCCGCAGGGAGGACAGCCACGACTTACGGGCGCTTAGTGTGGGGCGCTGCGTTGTGGCCCTTGAGGTCAGGCTGCGGCTTCGCAGGCTCAACCTTGCCCGTCTCACCATGCTGGTTGAACGGGGTGTCACGCACCGTGACCTCACCGTAGCCGCCCGTCTGCTGGGCATACTTCGGGTTGCTCAGGCGCTGCTTCGGCGAGTTCGGTGCCGCAGGCTCCCAAATCGGGTTCGTCACGACAGAACCGCCGCGCTCCATCTTGTTGTTCTGACCCTTCGCGCCATCGATCGTGCGAGTGCCGCTGGTGAAGGTAACGAACTTAGCCATAAAAAAACTCCTGGGTGAAGTGGATAGACATGTCTACAAACCGTGGACGGGTGTCCCACGGACGCTGCTGGAACCAATCCTGTACGCCCCAGGGTCCGAATCGTCGGCCACGGCCAGGCGGCGAAACCAGTCGATAGTCCAGTAGTCGTCAGGAGCCTCAACATATTCGGGGGCGTGCGCGTACTTCCTCATCTGGTTCGCCAACGCCAAAGCCATCACCCTGTCGTCGTACGGCGACCCCGACATCGACCCCCGATCGTTACGGGTGAACGTACGCAACTCGGCAACCGTGTGACGGTCATACAACACCAGTTCGTCGTTCCGCAACGCCATCCCCAAATCGTCAATCATCAAAGGCTTCGACGTGCGCGTCGTCCTCCAACCAAACTCCATCGACACCTTCGACGTGACCTGATTCAACGACCGCTTCCGAAACATGCGCGGATACCCCAACTGGCGCAACATCGTGATCGTCGTCAAACCATGATTGTTCGACTCGACACAACACAAAGCATCCCGATACCACAACCCGACGCGGAACACCTCAGCGGCCAGCTCGTCAGGCGGAATATGGCCGTGCCATATCGCCGCCTGATCCCCAGAGTTCACATCCAACACCTGGATGCACGAATAGTCGCCATGCCCCAAACCCTCCGCCGTGTCCACCCCCAACACGTACGCGTGACCCCCCGCAGGCTCACACCAAACCTCCAAGCTCACGACCTGAACTCCACAACCCTGGGAGACAACTCGTGCAAATAGCCCGACACGCCAGGGCGGCACCGCAACTCCAACTCCTCCAACACCCCCAAATCGAACACAGGATTACCCGACTTCACAAACGCCTCCTCAGGCGTAGTCGGATACTCCTGGGCGAGCTGCCACGGCAACATCGCCTGACACTTCGACTCATACCACGAATCGTCACGATCCTCCGTCGCAGACCACGGGTAGAACATGGATTCAAACTTGTTGTTCCCCGTCGAAGCCCCAACCCACAAATGGTGAAAGAAATTCCCAGACCCGTTCGCCGTCGAAAGCCAATGATCCGCCCGCCCACATCGGCCACAGGCTCAATAGAAGACCACGCCTCCTCAGGGTTCGGCAAAAACGCCCACTCGTCGACCACGATCAACGTCGCAGACTCACCCCTGGCAGGATCCGACGCGGAAGGCATCGACACGATCTGGGAACCATTACCGAAAAACATGCGTTGCTGATGCTCAACCAGGCTACGCGGCCCCCTGTCAAGCATCCAAGATGGCAGATGCGAAAACCCGTACTTCGTCTTCCGCAACAACTGGACCGCCTCACGCTCCGTACGAGACAAGTCGATGATGTTCTGGTCTGGCGTAAAAAACGCCAACCAGAACTGGTGGGCGGCCACCAGCGTAGACCAGCCGATCTGACGGGCCTTCAACGTCAACGAATAACGGTGGTTATCCCAATGGACCAGGGCGTTACGTTGCGCCCCACGCAACGAAAACAGGATCCGCCCACGGGCAGGATGGGCGATATACCAGTACTTCTCCAAAAAGTACCGTTCGCTACGGGAACACTTACGCCACTCCGCCTCCTGGCGAAGCTCACCNAGGCGGCTCATCTAATCGAGCAACGACTGTAACGTCCGACCCAAACCCCAAACCGTAAANGCTATAAACGCGAACATTCCCACCAGCAGCAGGCACGCCCACCACTCCCTCACTGACACGACTCGCACACCTCAGGAGACTCGACACCGCACTCCAAAGGTTCCTCATCGTGAAACGGGTCCCCCCACGGCCCCAAAACGGGATGCTCACCAAACGCCTCCTCACGCCACTCCAAAAGTTCATCACCAGGCGCCACCCACACGCCATCACGCAAAACGTGCCCAGCGCTCACCCCACACCCTCCCCACGAAACTCCGCCACCAGACCAGCCAACTCATCCGCCAACTCCAAATCGGACAAACCAGCCACCTCACGGTCATCATCAACCACCACACGCCGCTTCGGCGTGAACTTCTCAATGTACTGCAAATACAGAGACGCAGCCTGAACAGACCCACCAACCGCAGCCTGATGCAACGCATCAATCACACCCTGCGTACGCTCAGGATGAATATTCAACTCCGCAGCGCGACGATCCCACTCCCTGATAAACCTGGGGTCACGCTTCCAACGGCGAACCGAATCCTCATGGATTCCGTTCGCCTCAGCCCACTCATACTGCCACCTCGGCTCACGCTCACCCCCCTGAAGCAACCAGTCGAGAAACGACGCCCACATCTCAGGCATCACCTTCTCACCCGTCTCAGGATCAGTCAACCAGCCTCGACCGCCACCATTCCGTGCCATGTGCACCTCCACAAAACCTGGCCCCCTGTCCCACCCTGGGACGCCGCCACAACGCCGTGGGACAGCAGCCAGTAACTAAAAAAGGGCTAGCCTCTAGCCTAGCCTAGACAAGCCCCTGGCACAGTGTACGGTTGCAAGAAGGACAGCAAAGATCCTGCTCGAAAACGCCCACTAGGAGAAGTCGCCCAAATCTCACGTATCGGGAATGGTTATCTATACATGCGGAGCTTG